CAACAATCTGGAACTATTGTACCCAATAATCAATTAACATCACCTAATGTCAATATTACTATCATGGCTAATGACACCGAAGGTTTTGATGATTTACTATTAAAGCGTAGAAGCACTATTGTTAATGTGATAAATGATGCATTAAATACACAAGGGAAGGAAGCATTAATTTAATGAGTGGAACTTATCCAACATCACCAGAATTTAGGTCAATCGGTTTCGGTTCAGAACAAAAAACTATCACATCTACTACTGACAGTGGAAAGATGTTTTCAGTTCAAGTTGATGGACAAAGATTTAAGTTTAGTGCTACTTATCCACCTATGAGAAGAAGTGATTTTGCACCTGTATTAGCTTTTATAATGAAACAAAGAAGTCAAAAAGAAACATTCCAGATTGCTTTACCAGATTTAAAAAACGCCAAAGGCAATGTATCTGGAACAGTATTAGTTAATGGTGCACATACAGCAGGTGACACTACAATCACAGTTGACGCTATGACAGGAACATTAAAGGCAGGTGACTTTGTTAAATTTGGTGGTGATACAAAAGTTTATATGGTTGTTGCTGATGTGACTGCTGATGGTTCTAACGAAGCTACTTTAACGATTGAACCACCACTTAGAAGTGCCTTGTCAGATAATGCATCTGTGACTTATGACGGAGTAGAATTTACTGTTCGTTTAACTAATGACATTCAGCAGTTTAATACAGACGATTTAGACTTATATAAATTTGAAGTTGATTTCATAGAGGCTCTGTAATGGCTAGAGGATTATCTACTGCTTTAAATAATGAATTAGCTACAAATAATATTAAACCCATTTTATTAGTAGAAATACTATTCCCAACACCACAAAGAATTACAAATCACTACAAAGACATGACTCATAACTCTAATAGTTATACTGCTAGTGGGCATTTATTATCTATTACTAATAAAGCAGAAAGTGCTGAGATAAATGTTTCTAACTTTACAGTTAATCTATCAGCGGTAGATAGTGCCTTTACATCTGTTATTCTTAATAACAATGTAGCTAATGATATTGTGACTATTGATATTGGACTTTTAGATAGTTCTGATGCACTTATTGATACTTACAACTATGATAAAGGATATATAGAAAGTTTTAGAATGGACACTGGTAAGGCAGTTATCTCTTTAATATGTACTTCTCACTTTTCGGATTTCAGTAGAATAGCAGGTAGAAGAACAAACGAAGGAAGCCAACAAAGATTTTTTTCATCTGATAGAGGATTTGAATTTGCAGGACAAACAGTTCAAGACATTAAATGGGGAAGGTCTTGATTGAAGTTATTGAGTTCCTAAAAAAATTTAAAGAATACTACCAATACTCAAACCAAGAGTTAAAACATCACCTACACCCAAGTTTTACACTAAATCAATATAAGATATTTAAAGACACAGAAATTACAGGGTTTGTAAACTGGGCATTTCTTAATGATATAACCAAAAATAAATTTCTACATCATGGAGTAATTGATTATGGTAATTGGAACTGTGGTGATAATTTATGTGTTGCCAATTTTGTATGTAGTAAAAATATAAAGGATATGGTTAATTGGTGTAAAGATTTTGCGAGAAACATAAAATATGATAAAGAGATAGTCTGGATAAAAGCATTTAGAAACAATAGAATTATTAGGGTAAACAAACAATGGGAGAAATAATCAAACCAATTCAAGAAGCGGTACAAAAGGTTGTATCTTGGTTTATTGATATCCCAGAAGTTCCAGATTTACCACAAGTAGAGGAAATCAGAGGAACTTTAGTTAATAAGCAATCCAATAATGCACAAATTCCTGTAGTTTATGGTGAGCGATTACTTGGTGGAACTAGGGTATTTGTAGAAACAAGTGGAACTGACAATACCTATTTATATATGGCACTAGTTCTATGTGAGGGTGAAATTAATGCCATTACAGAAATTCAAGTCAATGATGATGCAGTCACATTTAGCGGAAGTTTTGCCAATGGTACAGAAATAACATCAAACGATAGTAAATATGGAACAACTGTTAAGGCACAACCATTTTATGGAACAGATGGGCAATCGGCATCTAGCCTATTATCAACACTTACTAATTGGGGTAGTAATCACAAATTATCTGGAATTTGTTATGTAGCCTTTAGATTTGAATGGGATAGCGATAAATATACAGGTATTCCCAATATTAAAGTTAAAGTACAAGGTAAAAAAATATCTACCTTTGATGGTAGTAGTAATGAAACTACAGGACAGTATTCTACCAATCCTGCATTTGTCTTATTAGATTTTTTAAGAAATGAAAGATATGGAAAAGGTATTCCGCTAACAGAAATAGATATACCTAGCTTTTATGCGGCATCACAAATAGCAGATACTACAGTCACTTACTATACAGGAACAACAGGAAAATTATTTGAATGTAATGCAGTATTAAACACTAATAAAAAAATATTAGACAATGTAAAAACTCTATTACGAGGCATGAGAGGTTTAATGCCTTATGTTCAAGGTAATTATAAACTTATCATAGAAAGTACAGGAACTGCCGCATTTACACTTAATGAAGATAACATTATTGGTGGCATTAAAGTAGAGAGTGAAAGAAAAGACCAGAAATATAACAGAGTATTAGTAAACTATGTAAATCCAGAAAAAAACTACCAAGCTGATACGATTGTTTATGATACCGACCATGAAACACTAAAGACTGCTGATGGCGGATTTCTACAAGAAGGAAATGTCACTTTAGATACTATCAATTCACCTTATCAAGCACATGAGTTTGGAAAAATTATACTCCAAAGAAGTAGAAACAATTTAAAACTAGGATTAAATGCTAATTATGAATCTTTAGATTTAGCGATTGGGGATATTGTTAATGTCACCTCAACAATATTAGGAATGACAAACAAGCCTTTTAGAGTTAGTGGAATGACACTTAATTCTAATTTTACTACATCTTTGTCTTTACAAGAGCATCAAGATGATTGGTACACATTTACCACTATTGCTGAACAAGATATTATAGGCGATACGAATTTTCCAGACCCATTTACGATTGAAGCACCTAGCATTGAACATAGTGACGAACTAATATCTCTGTTTGACGGAAGTGTTGTTTCTAAATTAACAGTAGAAGTTAATTCAAATGACCAATTTGTTAATGAATATGAAGTTCAAATCAAACCTCAATCAGATACTAATTTTATTACTATTGGTCGTTCTACTAATAAAGTCTTTGAAAAATATCCTGTTATTGAAGGTGAAATCTATGACATTAGAGCCAGAGCCATAAACAGTTTAGGTGTTTCATCTACCTATACAACTAGCCAACACGAAGTAAATAGTGCGTTCTTACCACCAGATAATGTCACCAATTATTCTGTTGATGTAGTCGGTGATAAAGTTCACCACAATTGGTCGCCTGTGACAAACTTAGATTTGCGTTTTTATGAGATAAGAATGTCCACCGATACAACAAAAACAAATTATGCTGACACTGTGGTTTTAGTAGAAAGAATTGGCAGACCTTCAACTTCTGTTGTCACCCCTTATCAAGCAGGAGTAAAATATTTTATTAAAGCAGTAGATAAATTTGGTATTCGTTCTACTAATTTTGCTAGTGCCATAGTGACTGAACAAGTCTTTGAAGAAAAACAAACATCTATACAAACCATTACAGAAGAACCTACGTTTGCAGGAACTAAATCAAACTGTGTTGTTGTTGATAGTAAGCTAAGATTAGATACAGCTTTATTTGATAGTATTAGTGGAAACTTTGATGATGGTAATGGTTTTTTTGATGGTGGTGCAGGTACAATCGTATCAAGTGGAACTTATGATTTTAATACTGCCATAGACTTGGGTGCTAAGTTTAAATCAAATGTACATCTTAAAGATTTCATTGTGCAGAATATTAACTTCATAAATAACTTTGATAGTAAACAAGGGCTATTTGATAGTGCTGAGGGATTATTTGATGGAGGGGAAAACGCATCTGTTGATACCAATGTGGAATTACAGGTAGCTTTATCAGATGACAATGTGACTTTTGGCAGTTTCCAATCATTCAAATCTGGTGACTTTAATACCAGAGCATTGAAATTCAGAGCAGTCTTAACATCTAATAATGCAGAAGAAACACCAGAAATATCTAATATGTCTTTAATTTTGTCCTTACAGAAAAGAAGTGAAGAAGGTTCTAATATTTCTAGTGGTACAGATACAGCAGGAAAAACAATTACTTATAGTTATCCGTTTTTTCAAATACCAACTTTAACTGTAATTGCACAAGATTTACAGACAGGTGACTTCTTTAATATTAATTCTAAATCAAAAACAGCTTTCAATATTGAATTTTTTAACAGTGGTGGTAATACTGTAAATCGCACCTTTGATTATCAATTAATCGGTATTGGACAACAACAATAAAATGAGGTAGAAAAAACTAAATGGCACAACACGATTATATAATTTCCAACCAAACATTCCCTAATACTAGGGCAGACATCAACAACTTAGCTAGTGCAATCGCTACAAATAACAGTGGAACATCAGCACCAACTACTCAATATGCAGGTCAATTCTGGATTGATACAACTGCATCTACTTGGACTATGTATATCCATGACGGAAGTGATGATATCCAATTCGCACAAATAGACACAAGTGCCAATACAGTAAATTTTATAGATAGTGTAGTCACAGGATTTGATATCGTGACAGACACCACCCCCCAACTTGGTGGAAATTTAGACACTAATAATAAATTAATACAGTTTGGTGATAGTAGTGGTGGAACAGTTAATAGATTACAATTTGGTGCATCACAAGATTTACAAATTTATCATGATGGTTCACATAGTTATATTTTGGATAGTGGCACAGGAAATCTTACTATTAGAGGAACTGAATTAAGATTAAACAATTCAAATAATAGTTTAAATTATATTACTTGTACAGATGGTGGAGCTACTACCCTTTTTCATAATGGTGCTTCAAAACTAGCCACCACATCTACTGGTGTTGATGTTACAGGAACAGCAGTCACAGACGGATTAACAGTAGCAGGCAATCTATCCGTAGATGGTGGCACAATTAAATTAGATGGTAATTATCCTACAAGCACAGGTAATGTTGCTTTAGGAGATACTGCACTTGATTCTCTAACATCTGGTGTAGATAATACTGCTATTGGTGAAAGTGCATTAACGACTAATACAAGTGGTAATTACAATACAGCAGTAGGCAAACAGGCACTTAGAGATAACACAACAGGTATTCATAACGTAGCAGTAGGTCAAGCATCATTGATGGAAAATGAAACTGGTGATTACAATACTGCGCTAGGTAGAAATAGTTTAAGAAACAACACAGCATCAAACAATACTTCAGTGGGATATCAATCTCTAAATGCTAATACCACAGGTACAAACAATGTAGCAGTCGGATATCAAGCACTTTTTGGTAACACAACTGGTATTAGAAATGTAGCAGTAGGAACACTTGCAGGTAATACCAATTCAACTGGTCAAGAAAATACATATATTGGTCGTAATGCAGGACTAAGTGCTACAACAGCTTCTCAAAATACTTTTGTAGGTCAAGAAGCAGGAACTGTTATAACTACTGGAGGTTCTAACACTTTTGTCGGTAGAGGTGCAGGTAGTGCTATTACTACAGGAAGTAGTAATACTATCATTGGTAGATACAATGGTAATCAAAATGGACTAGATTTAAGAGTATCATCTAATAATGTTGTCATATCAGATGGTGCAGGGAATC